ATCGCTGCTGAAGCGCTGCTGGATGAGCTGGATAAAAAACAGCAATACATCAAACTCCGCGACCAGGAGAACGAGGATATTGCGCTAACGGTAGGGAAGCTGCGAGTTGAGCTGGAAGCAGCAAAAAAGAGCATGACAGAACAAAGCGCGATTGTAGCTGCTGCTGAAAAACTGGTTCGCTGCAAAGGTCGTTATCACAGCGAACTGAATTACCGGGCGCTGGCAAAACTTTTTGGTGTCATTACGCCGGATTTACCACCACTTGTGCATGAAAACGTTCATTACGCAGACGCTGCTGAGGTGGAAATTACAGCATTACGCCAGCGCATAGCAGAACTGGAGGCGAAACTTGAAACTGCTGACAAGTTGCAGGATGGCGCATTCCGTGACGGCCTGAAAGCTGGGTTCAGCTATGGGCAGACAGATGACCAATCCGGGTTCGCGCAGTGCATGTCCGCATATAGCACACGCGCTGGCATTGGCGTGAAGCAGCAGGAAGATAGCGTCGATTCTGATGTAGGCAGGAATCAGCCTGGAATGGTTGTCGCGGTTCATATCTGCGCCGGTGACTTTGTGAAAGTCAAAGGACAAGTGTTTGAGGTCGAGGAAACCGACTTTGACGACCACGACGTTACATTATGGTTTGTGGGTGGCAACGCATTGAAATGTGAAGCTGGTTGTCCAGTTGAGGTGGTATCTGCGCCGGTTGCCGCTGGCATCAAGGTTAAGGGGGAGTGAAATGACAAAAATACTCCGGAAGAATTATCCACGTCAAAGTCGGTTTAAAGAGGCTCTATTTTTCCTTCTCTTTCTTATTTTAATGGTTCCAATATCACCGATATTCTTCATCTGGTTAGCAGGCGTACAGGCAGAAAAAATAGCCGAGTGGTATAGCTCCATCGTATGGGGGCCATTTAACAAACTGCACAACAAATTAAATCCGTACAGGGAGGACTAACCCATGACCACTATTACCAAAGAACAGGCACAAGAAATAATTGATGCTGCCGACGAGGTCATCACTGCACTTGCTGGTACTAACGAGGATGTACACCCGGACAACAGCCAAGAGATGATCCGGTTGTACGATGACCTAAATGACCACTACGCCCCGCCAGAAGTTGTGCGCGAGCTGGCGCGTATCGCGTTGGTATCGCTTACCGCTGAACCTGTGGCGTACAACCAAGTGCAGCGTTACATGATGAAGGACATTATCGTCAGGAAGATGGGAGGGAATCTGGCAGGAGAAAAATTGGTTATGGATGACATACATGCCGTAACGATGGCGCTGATTGATGCTGGATTCAGAGCCTTCCCGCCAGCGCCGGTAGTGCCGGATGACTGGGTAATGGTGCCAAAAGAGCCAACTCAGGCCATGATTAACGCGTGGCTATCAGAGGTTGCTGACTGGCGCGGTCATGTGGCCGGTTACAAGGCTGCGCTGGCAGCAGCACCAAAACCACAAAATGTACCACAAAATATTCCGTAAAATATTCCTTCTGGAAAATCAACGTTAACTCCGGATGGCTGGATAAGCTGTAGCGAACGGATGCCCGCTCAAGATGATTGGGTTTTAATTTATTCAAAGCACGGCGAGTATTTGGCAGGTCAGGTGCAAGGGGAATACGTGGAGTTGAACGACGGCACGCTATCGTGGCTAGGAAGTGCCTTGCATTGGATGCTGCTACCAGAACCGCCGCAGCAGGAGGTGAAGTAGTGAATACCTCAGTAATTCGAACATACACAGAGCAGCTTGAGTCCACCATCGAAAAAGGAGTTGAGTTACGAGACTCAATGCGTCAGGAGATATCCCGACTCGAACGACTTGTAAAAGCTCAGAAGTCTGAAATCACCAATGCGGTTAATGCCAGGGAGTTGTACCAGCACAGGCTTGGTAATTACAAAAAGCGTCTGATAGTTGAGCGGGAGAAGCGGCAGAAACTTGAAGGTCAGCTTATCAAGCTAAAGCGGAAAATGAGTAATGGCTAAATCCCCAGCAGAGCGCAAAGCAGCGCAGCGTGCGCGGCAGTACGCCGCCGGTGAGCGCAAGCTTGAGCTGGTACTGGATGGGCAGGAACTGGAGATGTTGGCGCGGAACTGCGCCGTCCGTCGCCCTGGTCGTGCGCCGTATGACATGAACGAGTACATCGCGTTGTTGATCCGCCAGGATGATGCTCGGGTTCGTGGTCGCATCAAGTCAATCAGTGCTAACCGCTGTGGTAAGTGCGGCGATGCGCTGCCTGTTGAGTCATGTCCATGCGACGGTGATTCGGCATGTTGGGTGACGCGTGGCTGGCATGATACTAAATTATCAGTGTGACATGTCACGATATCGACAATAAATTGCAATGGCCGCCGACTATGGCGGCTTTGTTTTGCGTGTTACTATTACCAAAACGGTAATTATTACTTTGGTGGTAACAATGCCCGCAGAACCAAAAGCACCAAAACGCAAATCAACGCAGTACAAGCCACTGACAGCGATGCAGGAGGCTTACGCGCAGGAATACACCAAATGCCCGGAGAATCAGACTCAGGCAGCGATTAACGCAGGATTCTCACCTAATACGGCAGCGGTCAAGGCCAGCGTCATGATGCGAGATGAGCGCATCCAGAAACGGATCGCCGAGCTGATGGAGGAACGTAACAAGCGCTTGCGCGTTAGTGCGGATTACGTACTGCTCCGCCTGGTGGAAATTGACCAGATGGACGTGATCGACATCCTGAACGATGACGGCACGCTGAAGCCGATCCGCGAGTGGCCGAAAATCTGGCGAACCACGCTCAGCGGGTTTGACCTGTCCTCAACCATCATGAACATGGATGAGGATTCGATAGAGACAATCCTCAAAAAAATAAAATGGCCTGACAAGGTGAAGAACCTCGAGTTAATCGGTAAGCACGTAGACGTCAACGCGTTCAAAGAGCGCCTGGAGGTTTCCGGCACCGTCACGATTGCCGACCGCATGGCGAAGGCCCGACGTCGCGTGAAAGAGCGGGCTGGTGGTGAAGAATGACAGCCGCAGCCATGTCGCCGGAAGAGCAGCTCGTAGAGGATATTGCATCGTTCACGTATGACCCACTGGGCTATTCGCTTTATGCGTTCCCGTGGGGCGAGGATGGCACGGAGCTGGCGCACGCCACCGGGCCGCGTAAGTGGCAGGCCGACGCATTCCGCGAGATACGCGATCACCTCCAGAACCCCGCTACCCGTCACCAGCCGCTGATGCTGGCCCGTGCGTCCGGGCACGGTATCGGTAAATCTGCGTTCATCTCGATGCTGATTAACTGGGGCATGTCGACCTGTGAAGACTGCAAGGTGGTGGTGACCGCTAACACCGACAACCAACTGCGCACAAAAACATGGCCTGAAATCATAAAATGGTCGAACCTGGCTATTACGAAAGAGTGGTTCACCTGCACCGCTACCGCAATGTACAGCAACGATCCCGGTCACGACAAACGCTGGCGCGCTGACGCAATCCCATGGTCTGAGCATAACACCGAGGCATTTGCCGGACTGCACAACGAGCGAAAGCGCATCATCGTCGTATTCGACGAAGCGTCCAACATTGCCGATCTGGTGTGGGAAGTAGCAGAGGGTGCTCTGACGGACGAGGACACCGAGATTATCTGGGTGGCGTTCGGAAACCCGACGCGTAACACCGGGCGTTTCCGCGAATGCTTCCGCAAGTACAAGCACCGCTGGAAGTGCGCGCAGATAGACAGCCGTACTGTCGAAGGAACAAACAAGCAGCAGTTGCAGAAATGGGTGGACGACTACGGCGAGGATAGCGACTTTGTGAAGGTCCGTGTGCGCGGGATCTTCCCTGATGCGTCTGAAAACCAGTTTATTCCATCCGGCCTGACGCAACCAGCTGTTGGCAGGGTTATCACTCCGGCACAGGTCCAGCACGCTGCTGTAGTTCTTGGCGTCGACCCGTCTCACCAGGGTAAAGACCCCGCAGTTATCTACCTGAGGCAGGGGCTGCACTGCAAAAAACTCGGGGAGTGGCAGCGTACCACTGACGATGTGCTGTTTGCGAAAGTGATTGCCGACTTCGAGGATCAGTACCAGGCTGACGCTGTGTTTATCGATTACGGCTATGGCACAGGTCTTAAATCTGTTGGCGATAACTGGGGGCGCAACTGGACGCTGATAATGTTCGGCAGCGGTACGGCAGATCCCGAGATGGGCAACAAACGCGGCGAGATGTATAAATCCGCCCGTGACGCGCTGAAGCTTGGTGCGCAACTGGATAGCCAGGAACTTGCCGACGAACTGAGCGCACCTGAATACAAAGTCAGGCTGAAGGACAGCAGGAAGATTTTACAGGACAAGGACGAGGTGAAAGAATTGCTTGGCCGGTCACCGAACAATGCCGACGCCTATGTGCTGACTTATGCTGCTCCGGTCACCAAAAAACAATTCAACTATGGGCAGCAGCAAAGCCAGCAGGGTAAGGCTCTCACAGAGTACGATCCCTATGCATGAAAAAGCCCGCGCATCGGCGGGCTAATTGTGACATGTCATAGCGTTACTTGATGGCATCAAAGCCAGCGTTGATGGCTTCCGCAATGTTGGTGGCAGTGGTTTTATCGAATTGCCCATTCTGAATAAGCGCCGCATGCAGACATTGCAACTTCATGTTGTATAAGTGTTCGCGTATGTAATCATCATCACTTTTTTCTTTATTGACGTAGGCACGAGAAATATCAGGCACATCACCATTTTCCATTGCCGACATACGTGCAGCAACCCACTCCTGACAGGTGATGCACGTTCCAGCATCTTCACTCAGCATTAACCCTGCCAGTTGTTCACCGGGTATTGCCTTAGTTATTACTAAATCAGTTTCGCCGATAGATTCTTCACCATAAAAAATGGAGTCACTACCCTGAAAGACTCTGATGTATTTGCTTGGCCATGTGTCTAAATACGTAGCCAACATATCAGCTGTTTTCATAATCTCACCTTAAAAAAATGCCCACCGAAGTGGGCGAACTGGAAGCAATGGTGCCTTCCATGGCAGTTACGGGTTTACAGCGCAACGTCATCGCAATGGCGTTCTGGTGTAAAAGTGACGGTGGTCAGCATCAAGGGAAACTGCCACCGCCAAAGGCTACACAGCATCGTTCTTATGGGCGCTTCATCACGGTCCTAAGGCGTGATTAGGTTGTGGTACGCAGTCTATTCGGCATAGCAACTCTGCGCAGATGCTTCTAACAATCACCGGTGGTAACCGGTTTAATGCCTTATTCACCACAACGTTGAGAGCACTGCGCCTGTATCGGTTAGCGTCACGGGATTAACCGGTCACCCCAATGCTCTCATCGTTGCATCCTCGTCTCTTCCGAGGTGTCACACCGTATCGCCACGATGGTGAGTCGTCTGTCCGTGCTTACCTAACACTGGCTTGCACATTCCGGCTACCCGGCTGGGGAAGTAGCATCAAGGGAACCCATCCGGACCGCTGCGGCACATGTGCCATATGCCGTACTGCTACACACCTGAAAGCGCACTCCACCGTTTGGATTTAACGACCAGGCTCAAAGGTCATTCACTGAAGCGCGCTTTTAGTTGTGTGCGGAGATGATGCTCCGCTTATCCACCGCCTTTACTTTTAAGCCCAATTTATTGCTGCGGTACTCCGGGCTACTGCACAAGCGGTCACATAACCACCTCCGCAATTCGTCAATTCAATACGAGAACTAATTACCTAAAAGGTAATATCTGATGTTATAAGTGTCAATAGCCTACGCTAAATAAATCATATGTGGTTAAATTGGTAATAATTTAATTGCGTACGGAGCTATTGCTATGTGTATCGGCAGCAAGCCATCAGTGCCAGCGGCACCAGAAGTACAGGCCGCGCCACAGGAGCAGGATGCAGCAGTTGTCAGTTCTCGTGATGACGAAGAGCGCCGCCGCCGTGCAGCTGCTGGTCGCAGTTCTACTCTGCTGACTGGTGCGCAGGGCGACACCTCAACCGCAAACACCAGCGGTAAAACGCTGCTCGGTCAGTAACGGAGTAGGCAGAGATGGCGGAAACCGAAAAAAAGCGTCTGCTGAAGCAGCTCGCACAGCTGAAGAGTGAGCGCACATCGTTCGAGTCGCACTGGCGTGACCTGAGCGATTTCATCAATCCGCGCGGCTCCCGTTTTCTGACGTCTGATGTAAACCGTGATGATCGTCGTAACACCAAGATTGTTGATCCTACCGGTTCAATGGCTCAGCGCATTCTCTCCAGCGGCATGATGTCAGGCATCACCAGTCCTGCCCGCCCATGGTTCAAACTGGCAACGCCTGACCCTGACATGATGGATTACGGTCCGGTGAAAGTCTGGCTTGAAGTTGTGCAGCGACGCATGAACGAAGTTTTCAACAAATCGAACCTGTATCAGTCATTGCCTGTCATGTACGCCAGCCTGGGTACTTTTGGTACAGCTGCGATGGCTGTGCTCGAAGATGACCAGGACGTGATCCGCACAATGCCTTTCCCGATTGGCAGCTACTACCTGGCTAACAGCCCGCGCGGCAGCGTCGACACTTCATTCCGTCAGTTCTCCATGACCGTGCGCCAGTTGGTGCAGGAGTTCGGTCTGGATAACGTCAGCGCATCAGTGAAAGGAATGTGGGAAAACGGCACGTATGAAACGTGGATCGAGGTTAACCACTGCATTACGCCAAACATTAACCGCGACACCGGGAAGATGGACAGCAAGAACAAGCCGTTCCGCTCCGTGTACTTTGAGACTGGCGGCGACTCCGACAAGCTGCTGCGTGAATCAGGATTCGATGAATTCCCGATCCTTGCTCCGCGCTGGGAAGTTAACGGCGAGGACGTTTACGCCTCATCCTGCCCTGGCATGCTGGCACTCGGTCAGGTTAAAGCCCTTCAGGTTGAGCAGAAGCGTAAAGCTCAGCTGATCGATAAGGCTACCAACCCGCCGATGGTTGCACCTACCTCGCTAAAAACACAGCGTGTTTCCCTGCTTCCTGGTGATGTGACATACCTCGACGTGTTGAGCGGTCAGGACGGTTTCAAACCTGCATACCTGGTAAACCCGAATACTGCAGATCTGCTCGCTGACATTCAGGATACCCGCCAGACCATCAACAGCGCCTACTTCGTCGACCTCTTCATGATGCTGCAAAACATCAACACCCGTTCTATGCCGGTGGAAGCAGTGATCGAGATGAAGGAAGAGAAACTGCTGATGCTTGGCCCGGTGCTCGAGCGCCTGAACGACGAAGCGCTAAACCCGCTGATTGACCGTGTGTTCTCCATCATGGCGCGTAAGAACATGCTTCCGCCACCGCCGGACGTTATGCAGGGCATGCCGCTGCGCATCGAATACATCTCCGTGATGGCTCAGGCGCAGAAATCTATCGGCCTCACCAGTCTGTCGCAGACTGTTGGTTTCATTGGTCAGCTCGCACAGTTCAAACCTGAAGCACTCGACAAACTCGATGTTGATGAGGCTATCGACGCGTTCTCCGAAATGTCAGGCGTATCGCCAACTGTCATCGTTCCGCAGGAGCAGGTGCAGGGAATTCGTGAAGAACGAGCCAAGCAGGCGCAGGCAGCACAGGCAATGGCAATGGGACAGGCCGCAGCGCAGGGAGCCAAGACTCTCAGCGAAACGCAGACTACTGACCCGAGCGCATTAACCGCTATCGCTAATGCAGCAGGAGCGCCACAGCAATGATGGATATCGACGACGAAGGCCGTAAAGCAGAGCTTGACGCTAAACAGCAACTTCTTGCGCAGCGAGATATCGACGACATCCAGTTCGTTATGGGGAGCGAGCAGGGCCGCCGCGTGATCTGGTCACTGCTTGAGAAAGGTCAGGTGTTTGGAGCTTGCTTCAACGTAGATCCGCACATCACAGCATTCAACGAAGGGCAGCGCAATCTGGCGCTGGTTCTGTTTCAGCGCGTCATGGCGCACTGCCCCGATCAGTATCTGAAGATGGCCGCAGAGGCCAGTGAACAGGAGTAACCATGAATTTATTTGAACGTTTGCTGCATCGCCGTCTTTGCAACGAGCAAACCACTGAAGGTGGTCAGGCAGATACAGCATCAACTGGTGCCACTGAAACAACTCAAGGCGCTGGCGAAACGCAGCAACAAACTCAGGAGCAAACCCAGACGCAGGATAACGCAACGGGTACTGATTCTAACAAAGGTTCAGAAACTCAGAAAACTGATGAAGAACTTGCTGCTGATAAAGACAAGGCCGAAAAAGCTGAAAAAGAGCAGAAGCAGGAAGGCGCGCCGGAGAAATACGAGTTCAAACCAGCCGAAGGACAGGAGCTTGATGCTGCTGCTCTTGAGCAGTTCGAGCCAATCGCCCGTGAACTGAACCTGACCAATGAGCAGGCACAGAAGATGGTAGACCTGTACGGCACCAAGATCATGCCAATGGTCCAGCAGCAGCAGGTTGAAGCATGGCAGAAAACCACTGAGCAGTGGGCTGCTGACGTTAAAGCAGACAAGGAGATCGGTGGCGATAAGCTCACCGGTAACCTGAGCGCTGCACAGCGAGCTCTTGCTCAGTTCGGTACGCCTGAACTGAAAGAATATCTGGAAGGCACTGGCCTGGGTAATCACCCTGAACTGGTCAAGGCGTTCGTGAAAATCGGTAAAGCCATGTCGGAAGACGGCATGGTAACCGGGAAAGAAAGCGGTCAGCGTAGTGCTGCCGAAGTGCTCTATGGCAAATAAGAGAGGAAATAACCATGGCTGTTAAAGGCTTAACTGCGCTGACGCTGGCAGACTGGGGTAAGCGCGTAGATCCTGATGGGAAAATCGATAAAATTACCGAGCTTCTCAGTCAAACGAATCCGATTCTGGAAGACATGCTGATTGTTGAAGGCAACCTTCCAACCGGACACCGCACCACCATTCGCACCGGCTTACCGGATGCCACCTGGCGACTGCTGAACTACGGCGTGCCAAACAGCAAGAGCACCACTGCACAGGTAACAGATTCCATTGGTATGCTGGAAACTTATGCCGAGATTGATAAATCGCTGGCAGACCTGAACGGGAATACTTCTGAATTCCGTCTTTCCGAAGACCGTGCGTTCCTTGAAGCCATGAACCAGAAAATGGCTCAGACGGTGTTCTATGGTGATACCAGTGTTAACCCTCAGCAGTTCATGGGTCTGGCTTCTCGTTATTCCAGCAAATCTGCCGGTAATGGGCAGAACATTATTGATGCTGGCGGTACCGGTACCGACAACACTTCTATCTGGCTGGTTGTGTGGGGAGAAAACACGGTTCACGGCATCTTCCCTAAAGGTCAGAAGGCAGGCCTGCATATGGAAGACAAAGGTCAGCAAACTCTGAAAGACGCCGCTGGTGGTCAGTATGAAGGCTATCGCACCCACTATAAGTGGGATAACGGCCTGACCCTTCGTGACTGGCGCTATGTTGTTCGCATCGCCAACATCGATGTGAGCGATCTGTCTGTTCCAGCTTCTGCTGCAAACATCGTAACTCAGATGGTTAAAGCTCTGCACCGAGTTCCTAACCTGAAGATGGGGCGCGCTGTTTTCTACATGAACCGCACCGTTGCTCAGGCTCTCGACCTGCAATCTCTGGATAAAGCTTCTCTGGCTCTGTCCGTCAAAGAGACTGAAGGCGAATGGTGGACTACTTTCCGTGGCATCCCAATCCGTGAAACTGACGCAATTCTGGAAACAGAAGCGCGCGTTGTTTAACGCCTGTCATTAACTAATGGGCCTTAACTGGCCCATGAATGGAGAAAGAAAATGATCCTCGACAAACTGTTGATGTTCTCCGAGAAGCAGGCGGTTACAGCTTCTGCTGCTTCTACGGATGTGATTGACCTTGGCCCTATCGCCGGCACCCGCCGCGATATCGGCGTGGGTTATCCGCTGGAGTTCTGGGCAACCGTTGACACCACAGCAACCGCTGCCGGTGCCGCGACTCTGAACGTTCAGCTACAGACCAGCCCGGACAACTCCACATGGACAACTATCTACGACAGCGGTGCTTTGGCACTGGCTGCGCTGACTGCTGGCAAGCGCCTGTTCTCTGCGAAAGTTCCGGCAGGTGTTCAGCGTTATCTGCGCGTGAACTATTCAGTTGGTACCGGTCCGCTGACGGCTGGCGCGTTTACCTCGGGTATTAACCTGGATGTTGATAACAACAGCCCGTACTACCCGACTCGTTCAAAAGTGACTGGCTAAGGGGATAGCGATGTCAGGTGAAAAAGCAAAATACCGCGTCCTGCGTTTATCCCACATTCATAACAACCTATGGCCTGAAGGCTCTGAAGTTGAGTATGACGGTGAGCCAGGAACAGCGCTGGAGCCATTGAATAAGGCGGCAGAGATAGCCAAAGCTGCGGCGATGAAAAAGCGTGGTCTGGAGTTTGTTAAGCCAGAGTCAGATGCAGTGGAAGCTGATAACGGTAACGATAATTCGGACAGCGCTGATGATGGTCTGGATAAACTCCGCGAAGAGTATGAGTTCCTCTTCAACGAGAAACCGCATCACAACGCCAAAGCCGAAACGCTCCGCGAGAAGATCGCAGATAAGCGTGCCGAACTGGGCGTCTGAGCCTCGCTAATCAAACAGGGGCTTCGGCCCCTTTCTTGCAGGAGTCCGTTATGGATCTGGTAAACCTCAAAACCGGCACCGACACATATCAGGATGAGGATGGTAAAACCCAGACTCGTGATGATTATCCGTGGGGCCTTTGCATTGAGTTGAACAACGAGACGCTCGCCAAGCTCAAGGCAACTTCTCAATCCGCTGGCACTGAAGTAATGATCACCGCAAAGGCAACTATTCGCTCAACGTCTACCCGCGAAACGGAAGATGGAATGCAGCATAACGCCAGTCTGCAGATCACTGATATGGCACTCAGCCCAGTATCCGGTGAGCAACCGAAGTCAGCAGCGCAAACTCTCTACGGTGGGGAGGATGATTAATGGCATCCGTTATCGAGATTTGCAACCGCGCGCTGAGCAATATCGGCAACAGCCGCAGCATTAACAGTCTGAATGAAGCCAGTAAAGAGGCCGGACAGTGCTCACTGCATTTTGATGCTTGCCGCGATGCAGCACTGGCTGATTTCGACTGGAACTTTGCTACCAAGCGCGTGGCGCTGGCCGATACCAATAATCCGCCTCCTGACTGGCAATACGCTTACCAGTACCCATCTGATTGTGTTCGCATAACCGAGATCATGCCGACAGGCATACGCAATCCTACTGCTGCGCTGCGCATTGAATATGTTGTCGGTTCCAATGAGGATCTGACAGGTAAGCTCATTTACACCGATCAGCCGAAAGCGTGGTTGAAGTACGTGGCTCGGGTTACTGACGTAAATATGTATGACGCCATTTTCATGGAGGCGCTTTCATGGCGTCTGGCTGCTGCTATCAATATGGCGCTGACCGGTAGCGCAGATCTCGGTAACAACGCACTGACGATGTACAACCGCGTGATCCTGAGCGCTGGCTCACATAGCCAGAACGAATCGCAGGAGCCACAACCACCGGTAGATGAGTTCACAGCAGCGAGGTTGTCATAATGGCTTTTAGCTGGATTCAACCGAGCTTTGCCGGTGGTGAAATTGGTCCGTCACTGTACGGCCGCATTGATATGTCAAAGTATCAGGTGGCGCTTCGCAAGTGCGACAACTTCATTGTTCGTCAGTATGGCGGCGTAGAGAACCGACCTGGTACGCGCTTCGTTGGTCCGGCTAAATATCCTGATCGCAAGTGCCGGTTAATCCCGTTTCAGTTCTCGACTGTGCAGACCTATGCGCTGGAGTTCGGTGACGGCTACATGCGCGTTATCAAAGACGGTGCGTATGTGCTGAACAGCAGCAATGTGATCTACGAACTGGCGATGCCGTATGCTGAGGCTGACCTGTTCCGCATCAAATTCACGCAGAGCGCCGACGTGCTTACGCTTGTTCACCCAGCATACCCGCCAAAAGAGCTACGACGCTATGCACACGATAACTGGCAGATCGTCGATATAACCACAAAAAACGGACCGTTCGAAGATATCAACGTTGACGAGACAGTGAAGGTCTACGCAAGCGCCAGCACCGGAACCATTACTTTGACGGCAAGTACTGCCATCTTCGGTGCTGAGCAGGTCGGAAAACTGTTCTATCTCGAGCAGCCTGCTATTGATTCCGTACCGGTATGGGAAACCAGCAAGACCACAGCAATCAATGATGTTCGTCGTGCAGACAGCAACTACTATCGCGCCAATACTGCTGGTAAGACCGGAACACTTCGCCCTTCGCATACCGAGGGAATGTCGTGGGATGGATGGGGCGGTACCGGTTCAGATGATACCGGGATCCAGTGGGAGTACCTGCACAGCGGTTTCGGCATTGCCAGAATTTCAGCGGTGGCTGGCGACGGCCTGACCGCAACTGCCGATGTGGTTTCATTCATTCCGTCTCAGGTTGTTGGATCCTCTAACTCCAGCTATAAGTGGGCGAAATACGCGTGGAACAGCGTTAACGGATACCCAAGTACCGTTGTTTACTATCAGCAGCGCCTCTATTTCGCCGCGTCTACCGCGTACCCGCAAACCATCTGGGCGAGCCGGACCGGTGACTATAAAGACTTTGGCAAGAACAACCCTATTCAGGACGACGATCGGATTATCTACACTTACGCCGGGCGGCAGGTGAATGAGATCCGTCACCTGATTGACGTTGGTAATCTGGTTGCGCTGACTTCTGGCGGGGAATATACGATATCCGGGGACCAGAATAAGGTTCTCACGCCGTCAGCGTTCTCGTTCAGCTCTCAGGGAAATAACGGATCCAGTAACGTACCACCTATCGCAGTGGCTAACATTGCGTTGTTCATCCAGGAGAAAGGCAGCGTTGTGCGAGATCTGGCGTATTCCTTCGATGTTGACGGGTACCAGGGTACGGACCTGACGATACTGGCAAACCACCTTTTCCAGAAACACAGCATTGTTGACTGGTCCTTCTGCATCGTGCCGTACAGCAGCGCGTTCTGCATTCGTGATGACGGTAAATTGCTGGTGTTGACCTATCTGCGCGACCAGCAGGTTTTTGCATGGGCGCCACAATCAAGCGCCGGTAAGTACGAAAGCACCTGCTCTATCAGTGAAGGCAGCGAGGATGCTGTTTATTTCGTGGTTAACCGTACCATCAACGGGCAGACAAAACGTTACATCGAACGCCTTTCCAGTCGCCTGTTCACCAACGATGAAGATGCGTTCTTTGTCGACTGCGGCCTGAGCTACGACGGACGCAATACATCATCCCGCACAATGACCATCAGCGGTGGCACGGGTGACTGGAGCTATCAGGTCGATTATCCAGTTACGGTTACTGGTGGTGCATACTTCGTTAACACTGACGTCGGTGCTCAGATTCAGTTCCCTTATACCGAAACGGATCCAGACACCAATGAACCGGTGGCTAAAGAGCTGCGCGGCGATATCATCTCGGTAACAAGCAATACCGCAGTTACCGTCCGATTCAATCGCAACGTTCCGGCGATACTTCGCAACGTGCCAACAACTAACTGGCAGATGGCCAGACAGACGTTCGGCGGCCTGTCACACATTGAAGGCCAGACGGTTAACATCCTGTCAGATGCCAGTGTTGAACCTCAAAAGGTTGTCACTGGTGGCTCTGTCACACTGGAATCACCAGGTGCAGTAGTGCATATCGGACTGCCTATTTATGCAGAGTTCGAGACGCTGGACATCAATATCAACGGACAGGAAACGCTGCTCGATAAAAAGCAGGTTGTCCCTACCGTCACAATGATCGTAAACGCCAGTCGCGGAATCTGGGCAACCACGCCGGGTGGAACCTGGTATGAATATCCACAGCGTGAGGATGAGTTTTATGATGATCCGGTTAGTGATGCCACTGGAAAAATTGAAGTTAATTTAGATAGTAACTGGAATAAAAACGGTCGAGTTAAAGTTCGACAGACTGACCCACTTCCGCTTTCCGTTCTTGCCGTACTGCCTCGTCTTACCGTAGGGGGATTCTGATGATTAACGCTAAGATCGTACCCGCTACCGCAGAGCACATCGAAGCAATTCTGCCTAATGTCCGCCAGGCTGATATCGATGAGTTTATGGCAACTAATGGATGGAGTCCGCGCCGCGTGCTGGAAACTGGTCTGCGCACGTCAACATTCTGCTGTGCCGGATTGATTAACGGTGAAGTGGTGACTGTCTTTGGCGTAGCACCAGCATCGATGATCGGCGGCAGCGGTATTCCGTGGCTGGTGGGTACTGACGCGCTGGAGAAATACCAGCGCACCTTCCTTCGCCGCTGCGGAAAAGTGGTCAATGCAATGCTGACTGTTTACCCGTATCTTGAAAATTATGTTGATGCGCGTAACCACACTGCGCGCATCTGGCTTCACTGGCTGGGATTCACCATCGACGAACCTCAGCCATACGGCATTAACAACCTACCGTTTCACCGTTTCCACATGGAGAGAAAATAATGTGCAGCCCGGCTATCGCTCTCGCTGGCGCCAGTGTCGCTTTAAGTGGCGTTTCAGCATACAACCAGTACCAGCAAGGTAAGTATTCATCTGCTGTTGCCGAGCAAAATGCAGAAGTGGCTACGGCGCAGGCACAGGATTCTATCAACCGTGGCAACGCTCAGGCTGATGAGGTTCGCCGTCGCAATCGACAGGCCGCCGGCACCCAGGCGGCAACTATGGGTGCTACAGGTGCAGATCTTTCCACTGGTGGCGTGCTGGATATCTTCGGAGATACAGCACAGTTTGGCGCGCTTGATGCACTGACGACAGTCAACAACGCTCAGCGTGAAGCGTATGGCTATGAAGTCCAGGCTGCAAACTATAAGGCCCAGGCCAGCGCTTCGCGTAAGCAGGGGAATATGGGGGCATTTACTACACTGCTGACTGCTCCACTTCAGGCATACGGCGCTTACCAGATGGGCGGCGGAACGTGGTCACCATTCACTCAAAGCAAAGCGGCCCCTATATCTGCCGCAATAGGCACACCAACCGGTCGATAAGGAGATACCGAAATGCCAACAGTACCAACAGTCACTGGTCGTCAGGTTGAAAGTCGCGGGTTTCAGTCTCCAGGTCTACAAACATTTAATACTCCACAGATGGGCGATGTTTTAGGTGGGGTTGCGGATAAATATGTCGATGTTTTTGCACAGGCAAAGCAGCGCGCAGATGTTGCTCAGGCTCAGGATGCCTCATTGCAACTCAGCCAGATTTCCAGTGATCTGCTGACTAACCCGGATACCGGGCTGCTGAATCTCCAGGGTAAAAATGCGCTCGGCAAAGGTCAGGAGTACACCCAACAGTTCGATGCTCAGGCAGAGCAGATCGCGATGACACTGCCGGAAGGTGCCCGGGCTGGTTTTATGCAGCAGGCGCAGCAGCAGCGCATTCAGTTCACTACCCAGGCTGGACGACATGAGATAAGCCAACTTAATGCCTATGAAGAAGGGCAGTTCCAGGCGATTCTGGCGAACAACGGGAAACTGGCTGCTGCCGCCTACAGTGATAATGCTAACTATGTGCTCTACAACCAGCAGACTTTCCAGCAGATTGAAGATTACGGCGCTGCTCATGGCTGGAGCACTGAGCAGATTCAGGCCAAGAAGATCGAGTTCAAGGAGAAGGTCGCCGACGCGTCACTGTCACAGTGGTCGGCTAACAACTCTATCGAGTTTATCCAGAGCAATGGCGAGCTGAGCGATACAGTTGCTGGTTCAAAGCTGGCAACAGTTAATCCTTATGGTGGAGATCCAAAATCTACAAAAGGAATGGTGACACAGGGCAATATCAATCTGTTTAATCGACCATCTGTAAAAAACGAAGATGGAACGATTAGCACCGTAAGAACCATTTCCATAGGAACTGATGCCGGTGAAGTTCTAATTCCTACCGTCAGCGACGACGGTAAATTGCTTTCTGATGATGAAGCCATTGCGCTATATGAAAAAACTGGTAAACACCTTGGTATATTCGACAACCCTGAGGATGCGACATCCTATGCTGAGAAACTGCACGAACAGCAGGATCAGTATTATGCAAAAGGTGAGAAAGGCGACGCCCGTGGCATTCGCAACAACAACCCCGGCAACCTCGAGTACAGCAAAACCAATCCGTGGGTAGGCCAGACCGGCGATGATGGTCGCTTTGCCAAGTTCGAAACGCCAGAGCACGGCATTCGTGCGCTTGGTCGCAACCTGCTTTCATACCAGCGTCAGGGTATTGATACTGTCAACGACATCATTAACCGCTGGGCGCCGCCGTCTGACAATAACAACACCGACGCATACATTCAGGCAGTATGTGCGCAACTCGGCGTGACACCTGACCAGCCGCTTGATGCATCAAACCCTGAAACACTAAAGGCTTTGTGTGCATCCATTATCCAGCATGAGAACGGCAGCCAGCCGTACAGCGATCAGCAGCTTGCCACTGGTGTTAGCGCGGCTATAGGTCTTTCTCAGTTACCTACCAGCACCAAACGCTACACGGGGAATGCTGCTTTCGATGCTGCATCTCCGGAGGCCCAGGCGACATTCCTTCGCCAGGCTGACCAGATCCGTAAACAGCAGCAGGCTGAATACCGCACCAATATCGACAGCCGTGTACGCGATGCCAGCGCGGCATACATGCGCGGCGTGGATTTCCCTGATGCTCCTACGCAGACCGATTTTCTCGCAGCCTACGGAGTGCGTGAAGGAAACCTGCGTTACACCGAGTTCAGGAATACGCAGATCGCCGGGCAATACATTGGTTCATTCCGTAATATGCCGACCAATAGCATTCAGGCGGCAGTAGAAAACCTGAAGCCAGACACCGGTGAAACTGGTGAAGGATATGCAGCGCGCGCCCAAACCTATGATGCCGTTGTCTCTGCTGCCAGTACTGTTCTTGCGCAACGTAAAGCAGACCCAATTCAGTTTTCACTTTCTTCCGGGCAAACAAAGCCTATCGATATGACCAACCAGAACAACTTCAGCCAGACGATAGCCCTTCGGGCTTCTCAGGCTGTAGAACTGGCTAAATCATACGGCACACCGCTGACATTCTTTTCCAAAGATGAAGCTAATCAGATCGGGGCTTTCTTCCGCGATGCGCCAGTTTCTCAGCAATCTGCATATCTCGACACCATTAGGCAGAGCACCGGGGGCGGTCAGGTATATATGTCGGCGCTTCAGCAGATCAGCACCAATGCCCCATCGGCAGCTGTCGCCGGGATCCTTATGGATAAGCCTGGCGGTGTTGTGGCTGAGAAAAACTGGTTTAACCCTGATGTTTCTGTATCACCTGAATCGGCAGCACAAACCATCCTTTCTGGTGCTGCAGCTCGCAAAGGTACAGATGATGTGAAAGGCATACCAATGCCGAAAGATAACGATCTTCGTCTTGAGTTCTCTGACATGGTGAAGGATGCGTTTGCCGGTGACGCGCATGGCGCATCAATGGCCTACGAAATAGCGAAGGACTATTACGCTGGCGTGATGGCGAAGAAGGGCGTTGTATCAGGTGAGATTGACAGTGACACATGGAAGCAGGCTGTTAACGTAGCTACTGGCGGCGTACATGACTATAACGGCATGGGAAGCGTGCTGTTACCGTGGGGTATGTCTGCCGAGCAATTTGATAAACAAGTTGATCAGGCCTGGAAAACACAGGTGACTGATGCAGGAATAAAAGCCCCACCAGGGCAGTATGGGCTGCAAAGCTATGGAGATAGCCAGTATCTGGTGAAGCTCGGCACCGGGTATTTGCTGAAAGATGATGGAACTCCTGTCGTTATCGATCTCACACAACAGCGCCAGAGGTTCTCTGGGGGGATCCCGCAATGAGTTACTTTGGTCTTAACGCTGTTAACCAGAATCAGCAACTGGATGAAGCAGCGTCTAACCCAGCAGGATTTAATACCGATGTCGGCTTCTTCGATAACTCAGGTACCGCTGCGGTATCAGGTCTGTATTCTGGACTGGTTGCCAAACCTGACCAGCTTCTATGGGCTGGAATGGATAAGATCGTCTCGCCCATCGCGAAGTTCGTTAACGAAAATACTTCCATTAACGACACTTCTGCCGAGTACATTGCGGAACAGCGTAAGCTCGCAGAGCAACAGGTTAAACGCCTGACGCCTGACGCAGCAACAACAGGCACCGCTGGTCAGGTTCTTCATGGTCTGTTCGACATGGGCGGGCAGGCGGTCGTTGGTACACTGCTTTCTGGTCCTGCAGGCGGGGCTGCCGCCGTCACTGCGTTGCAGGGTTTCTCTGAGTTTGAACGCTTGACTGCTCAGGGAGTAGATTTTAGGACTGCTCAGGAAGCTGGTCTGGTGCAGGGTGTCACAGCTGGCGCTGGCACATTGATCCCTATGAGCCTCGGTCTACGCGCTGGTGGTGCGCTGGCAGAAAGTGTTGGCGCACAACTGGCGAGAACAGGTGAAAGTGCTGTGCGTAATGTTGCAGCTACTGCTGTTCGCGCAGCTCCAGACATCGCATACGCAGCCGGAACTAATATTGCCTTTGGGATGGCCCAGCGCGGTCTAACAGCAAAGACACTGCGTGATGGCGGTTATAACGAAATGGCGAATCAATATGATGTATTTGATCGCCAGTCTATCGCCATTGATGCTGTTCTTGGTGTGGCGTTTGGTGGTGTAGGTCGATTCATGAACTCCCGCGGTGAGAGCGCTGCAGCTCCTGAATTTTCCCCGGCTGAGGTGGATGCTGCGCTGGCGGCTAATGCCTCACATCACGCTGAGATTGATGTAGCCCCTGGCGTTCCTGTTAATGTCCTGTCACGTGATGCGCATATACAGGCGCTACAGAAGGCGATGAATGACGTAAGCCAGGGGCGTGCAGTTGATGTGGCCAGCATTGCCGAACCAGCATCATTTAGTGATGTACCCGGGCGCCGCAGTCTGATAGCGCAGTCTATTGATGAGGTTCTTTTCAATGCTGATGAGGGAGCGGCGGCGCGTGCAGTTGAGACCAGGGTGCTTGAAGAGCAGGCGGCACAAGTTTTACCGCGCGGTGATCGTCAGGTGTACCAGTCTGAAATCGCCAACAGTCAGCGCATTATTGATAACCTGACGGATCAACGTAACCAAATCCTTTCTGAAGAACCAAAGGGAAGCGGAAAGGAACTGGCACAGTCACGCGCTGAAAAGCAATCCAGATTGCGCGATATTGATCAGCGCATCATAGAGGCACAAGGCCGCCTCGAATTCTCGCGTAACGCGCTGTCACCTCATGAGCCTGGTGGGGAGTTCTTCGAGGCCAGGGCAGAGCTTTCACGACGTCAGCAGGCAGAAAGCGATCTGAACGCACAGGCCATGTCATTCTATAAAACTGCAGAAGTGCGGACTCCTGATGAGGCTGCACCTTTTGAACCTGGTGCTGTATTGCGACAGGCAGAGCAAAGGCCAACGGCGGAACAGGCAGGGGACATGGATCTTCGCATCGCTGAAGATTCACTGGTTGAGTCTCCGGACATGATGATCACCGTCCTGGATGACGAAGGAAACCCGCAGTCGCGAAGCGCTCGTGAAGTGCTGGATGAAGCAAGCAGAGAGAACGAACAGGCAATACAGGATTCCAGCCTCTTTGATGTGGCTGTCTCGTGTTTCTTGAGAGGGTAATTTGATGAGACAGGAATGTATTCAGGCAGTACAGCAGGCAGCTAAGCGAACACTGACAGCACGTGAGATACAGGATATTGAAGATCGCATCTACCGAAACATGCGTTCACTTGCCAGAGATGACCCAGCGTCGTGGCGTCAGCTTACTGATGCTGAGAGATTACGCCGCGCCGGGCAACTGGCATCCGATGAACTTCAGCGAGAGGCTGCTCTCAAAAAACGCCGTGTCGCTTTGACCATTTCCGCCAGACAGCGCTTGGACAACTTCATTAACAACTATCAAGGCGCAGATGGAAAATTGGGTGCGCTCAATCGAACTATCGCTTTCAGTGCTGATGGTAAATCGAATTTTTTGTCTGTTGAGTCGCGTACGAAAGCTACCCGTGATTACGCATTAAGCCAGTTACAGGAGGCTTTCGAAGCTGTTGACCCTCGTTTCTTTGGCCTGTTTGAAGATGAAGCAGGCGTGCGCGATCTGGTGTTCGAGATGCGTGGGCAGAATACCGGCAATGCGAAGGCCAGAAAAGGGGCGAAAGCGTGGGGAGAAGTTACTGAACTGCTGCGACGTCGGTTCAATGATGCTGGTGGTGATATCGGGTACCTGGAAAACTGGGGTATTCCACAACATCACTCGATGGAAAAGGTTGGCGCAGTAACAAAGGGCAAGTGGGTTAGCGATGTGATCGGTAAGCTTGACCGAAAATATTACACTCGTGCCGACGGTCAGTTGATGAGTGATTCTGAGCTTACAGTCTTCCTGGGCGAAGCGTATAACACCATCGCCACTGGTGGTCTGAACAAACTTACTGATACCGGTATGCGTATTTCTGGTGCCCGCGGCAACCGTGGCAACGCATCTCGCCAGATACACTTCAAAGACGCTGATTCCTATTTGCAATACCAGCAACTCTACGGCGACCGATCGCTCTGGGAAATAATGGTCGGACATCTGGAAGGGATAAGTAAAGATATTGCGCTGGTGGAGACATACGGGCCAAACCCGGATCACGTGTTCCGATCACTGCTGGATCAGACGAAGTCAGAGACAGCAATGGCTAACCCGCAGGATACCGGTCGCATAGAGCGCCAGGCAAACAATACTGAGAACCTGTATAACTTCATCTCGGGCAAAACTCAGCCTGTTGCCAACCAGCACATTGCACGCTGGTCGGATAACATCCGCAACTGGATGGTTGCCAGCCGTCTTGGCTCTGCGTTGCTGGCGTCTTTCTCCGATCTTGGCACCATGTACCTTTCGGCAAAGGTTACCAATCTCCCAATGAATCAGCTTTTCCGTAACCAACTTGAGGCTATGGACCCAACTAACCGTACTGAATTGGCCCGGGCGCGCAGGGCTGGTCTGGCTATGGAATCCCTGCTCGGTAGCGTGAACCGTTGGGCGATGGATAATATGGGCCCGTCTGTCTCCCGGTGGGCTGCAACGGCGGTGATGCGAGCCAGTGGATTAACAGCATGGTCCGACGCCCATAAGCGCGCCTATGGCGTGACAATGATGGGTAGTCTTGGTGACGTTGTTACCAGAACGCCAGATCTGAAAAGCCTTTCAAATGACGATTTTCGCATCCTGAAAAGTAAGGGTATCACCGACACTGACTGGAACGTGTGGAAACTGGCTCAGCAGGAGGACTGGGGTAAAGGCAATAATACGATGCTGACTCCGGAAAGTATCATGCGCATTCCTGATTCTGCTGTGCAGCACCTTGGTGCACCAGAGCGTGTAAAATTCGAGGCTATGCGTAAACTTCTCGGCGCTGTCACTGAAGAAGTTGATATGGCAGTTATTACTCCTGGTGCACGCGAACAGATGATTACCGGATCAGGCATCCAGCGCGGGACGTGGAAAGGGGAATTAACCCGCAGCGTATTCTTGTTCAAGTCATTCCCGATCTCTGTTGTGATGCGTCATTGGTCGCGCGCTATGGGTATGCCGTCTGCCGGTGGCCGTGCGGCATACATCGCGACGTTTATCGCCAGCACGACAATTCTTGGTGCACTTTCTCAGCAACTAAACGACATGGCATCAGGCCGGAATCCGCGAGATATGGCTGGTGAAGATGCTGCTAAATTCTGGCTTGGTGCGCTGCTGAAAGGTGGTGGTCTTGGGCTGTACGGTGATTTCCTGCTGTCGGACCACACCCGGTACGGTAGCGGTGCACTGGCTTCAATGCTCGGCCCGGTAGCTGGTCTGGTCGACGACGTTATCAAAATCGGGCAGGGAATCCCGCTGAATGCGGTTGAAGGAAAGAGCGAGCAGACTGGCGGTGATCTGGTTAAGCTTGGCAAAGGCCTGACACCTGGTGCTAATATCTGGTATCTGAAGGCAGCGCTTGACCATATGATTTTTAACCAGATGCAGGAGTATTTTTCCCCTGGCTATCTGCGTAAGATGGAACAGCGCTCGAAGAAAGAATTTAACCAGACATACTGGTGGCGACCTCAGGATGTTACTCCGCAATAAGGATGTGAAAATGATTTCTTTTATTCTTGTTGTGTTGGCACTCGTCGCACTTGGAATAATGAACCGTAAAGGCATCATTGAAGATGGGGAATTTGCCGTCGCAGTTGTTTTAATATTATCTGGTATAGCAGGGTACATAGGTTTGCCATACCATGACTGTGACATGTCACGAGGCCGCAACAGCGGCCTTTTATTTTTCATTAAGTGGTTTGCTTGCGTAACTGTTCGGCACAGTAATCGAGATGTGTTTGCAGATCCTGCATATTCATTTGAGAACTTGTGACGTAATTCACAAGCGCAACTAGTTCAGCTAACGGCCCATCAACGTTGAAGCCGTCTTTATCGAGTTCCCGCAGCAACTTCATAAGATGCGAGTCCTCCACCAGGGATCTAACGCCTATCGGCGTGTGTATTCTCTCTTCAAATCCTTCTTCCATCGGATGGTGATACTGCCGTTGCATCTCTTCTTCTCCATGCAATTACTGTATAAACATACAGTAGCAGAACATCTATGTTCTATCCAGCATGAAATGCAAATTACCTGTAAGGTAATAAAGCAACTGATTAATACCTAAACGATTCATATAAGGTTTATTGGGTAATAGAATGATCCAGAGTGCATGCGCGCCGGGCGCAAAAGCAATCTGGAGAAAATGACATGACGGTTTCAACCGAAGTTGACCACAACGATTACACAGGGAACGGGGTAACGACGTCTTTCCCTTATACCTTCCGAATTTTTCAGAAGTCTGATCTGGTTGTGCAGGTTGTTGACCTGGACGAGAACATCACAGAGCTGATTCTTGATACAGATTATACCGTTACAGGTGCGGGAGGGTATACAGGCGGAAACGTAATACTGTCAACACCACTGACAAGTGGATACCAAATATCAATATCACGCGTACTGCCAGTGACGCAGGAAACCGACCTACGTAATCAGGGAAAATTTTTCGCAGAAGTGCATGAGGACGCTTTCGATAAACTAACGATGTTGATTCAGCAGGCTATTAGTTGGCTGCGTCTCTCCCTGCGTAAGCCATCATTTGTAGCCAACTACTATGATGCGCTTGGCAACTACATCCGCAATCTTCGTGACCCGTCACGGCCTCAGGATGCAGCAACGAAAAATTATGTTGATAACCTTAGTGAAGGTAATAATTCCTATGCGGATAATCTTTTTAGTAGAACGCTTAGAGTTCCTGAGAAAATAAACACTCTACCATCATCGCTGGATCGGGCTAACAAAATCCCTGCTTTTGATAGTAATGGAAATGCAATTGTTATCATCCCGCAATCTGGCTCAGCATCAGATGTATTGATCGAACTTGCTAAACCATCTGGGTCTGGTTTAGTCGGATTCTCACACAGCAATAATTACAACCCAGGGATGGTTGGTGAAAAGCTTCAAAACGTTGTTTATCCAACTGACGCCCCATTTTATGCACCAACCGATGGGACTAGCGATGCAACGACTGCGCTTCAAAGCGCCATTACCCACTGCGAGGGAAAAAATGCAGTTTTATGCATCAATAAAAGTTTTTCGGTCTCTGACAGTCTTTCAATTTCATCACCGCTATGTGTATTTGCCATGAATGAGCAGTGCGGGATTGTATCATCCGCTCCAGCCGGGCATGCTGCTGTTATTTTTAATGGAGATAATATTTGCTGGAATGGTGGTTTTATTCGTGGTTTAAATCAACCAAGTAGTTCCACTATAAGACAAGATGGCGTCCTGCTTAATGGGAATGATTGTGTTTTAGATAATGTCTCTATCAATGGTTTCTTCGCTAAAGGGTTACATACCTCTAATGCAGATGGGAGCGGTGTTGGCATCCGGGACTATGGTACGCGAAATACCATCAGTAAGTGCCGGGTAGAGTATAATAAATTCGGCATATCTCTCGAAGGGAAAGACGGTTGGGTACTCGGAAACTATGTGAGTAACCATTACCGGATGTCTTCTGAAGCCAAGCCGTGGGACGATACCAGTAACTACTGGGATGGTATTGTTGGCGGCGGTGAATGGCTTGGCGTTGCAACCGGATATCTGATTGATGGTAATGAGTTTGAGGATAATGGTCAGAGCGGTATCTATGCTGGTGGCAACGGGGGTATTTTCGCCAAGAACAGGATTACTAATAACCACATACATGGAAACTGGAATCGCGGTATAGATTTTGGGGTTGTACAGCGTCTTGCTAATAGTGATGTTTATGAAAATATAATCACCGACAACATAGTGCATAACAACCGAGCAGCTAACATATGGTTAGCTGGCGTTCGGGATAGCATAATAAATAACAATAACTCCTGGTTTACTGATGATTATCGGTCTATGTTCGCTGGGAATTTTGATGCCTGCGTGTGCCTGACGTTAGCAGACGGCGGTGAAAAAGCAGCGCCAACCGGTAATCAGGTAAACGGTAACCGGTGTAAGACCTTGGAATCTGATGATCAGATCAGCGGTTTTACGTTAAATATTACAGACACCGCCAGAGGAAACCAGGTACGGGATAATGTGTTGTCCCCTATAGGGGAGGCATATATTCCAAATCCAGAACTATATGCTGTTAATAATATCGATATCCCTACTGAGTTCGCATTCACACCGCAACTCATAGGCGGGTCAGGTGTGACACTGGGTAACAGTTCTGGCAAGTTAACCGCTAACGGAAATGTGTTTAGCCTAAGTTTGTCTATCTCTGCCCAGTCTGTCTCATCCCCAAGCGGCAGCCTGACAATCGGGTATATACCGGGGCTTAGTGGTACTAGTGTTCGCCATCACAACGTACGAACGGAATTCTATAACAACCTGAATACTACAATGCAACGGGCGCAGCCGTACGTAAATATCGGTGATAGCGCGGACCAATTGCGTGTATACAGACTGGCTGATGGATTATCTAAAGATGATTTACTAGAGTATTTTATGTCTAATTCAGATCTACGTATGGTTGGCGATATTGAAATAGAGCCATATAACTTTAGCCGTTCAGTTACCGTGGTTGGGCATAGCTTCTGTACCAGTGATGTTATGAGCACAGAGTTGAACCGGCTGCTTGGTACCGATATATACAACTTCGCCAGGGGCGGGGCTAGTGATGTTGAAGTTGCCATGTCGCAAGAGGCAATAACACGACAATATGCGCCTGTAGGCGGGTCAATACCTGCGTCTGGTTCAGTAGCTCTTACGCCTACGGAAGTAGGTATATTCTGGAACGGCGCTACGGGGAAATGTATCTTTGGAGGTATCGACGGTACATTTTCAACAACGCTGGTAAACGCGGGAACTGGTGAGACTCAGCTTGTATTCACGCGTGATTCTGCTGGTAGTGCGGTAAGTGTGTCAACAACTGCAACATTTGCTATGCGGCCGTATACAAGATTTAATACAAATACTATCCCAGCAGGGCGAAAGCACTCTCTGCATAGGGATGATATCTATATCGTTTGGGGCGGTCGTAACTCAACTGACTATACTAGATATGTGTCAGAGTTGCATACCATGGTTGCTAATATGCATACTCAGCGCTTTGTTATTTGCCCTGAGTTTCCTTATGATACGGAGACAACGGGAACTACTGGAGCTACAAATTTAGCAGCTCTCAATAACAACCTGAAAGCCGATTTTCCAGATAACTATTGCCAAATTAGCGGCGTTGATTTATTGCAGAACTTTAAAAGCAAATATAACCCAGCCTATGCAGGAGATGTAACTGATATTGCAAACGGTATAACCCCTCGCTCTCTGCGAGAAGATAACCTGCACCCATCTGAAACACTACAGCCAAATGGCTTGTATATAGGTGCAAAAGTAAACGCTGATTTTATTGCTCAGTTTATTAAGTCGAAGGGGTGGGGTGGGTAATTCACATTGTATCTGGTGGGCTATTACACCCACCAGATTTTTTATCTTGACGTTCTGATTAATCTCGAGATCACAACAGATAAAGAAAGGAAACACCACATTTCTATGTCATACGCGGTATATAATGTGCAAGACATCACAAATGATGATGCAATAAATACAAAAGCTAGTTGTGGATTAAGGTTTTTAAGATATATGAAAAGAGAAATTATCATTGCTATATAAAATGCAGCGCCAATCGCACCTAAATCCAAATAAGTATTTAAATATAGATTATGGACATTTGGTTCACCATTATAATATGCGCTGTATTTTGGAAGAAAATCTCTCGCTGATAATAATCCATTACCAAACAGTCCTATAACATCAGTGTTTGAAATCACAGCGATCCAGTATAATATCCTTATTGACATACCATCAGAAAGTTGGCCTTGATTTATAGAAGACAATCTTAGGTAGTCAAATATATAAGGTGAAGCGATAGCCAAAGCAGTTATTACAAAAAACGCAGCAACCATTTTCATAGCAACGCCACGGCTTGATGTTATTTTATAAAGTGCAAGTATAGCTATAAGGAATGCCACCGGTGTCCGTGACATACTTAAGAAGCCAGTAATTAATACTATTAGCATCCATATCACTGCTCCTTTTTTATAAATTGTTTTATGTAGTATGTATTGCAATATACCGAATAAAGCGACTTTTGCGCCGAACATGTTTTTATCATTTCCGCCAAAAAGTGCGTAGTCGCTGTCAAATATAAAGCTAGCTGTATATGAGTTACTGGCAGTTAACCCATACCCTCCGGACTGTATGTGTAAAAAAACAACTTGTATAAAACAAAATAAAATAATAGCACTAATATATCTGTGTATTATTTTCAGCATGTCAATACTATTTGTTTTTTCATAGCTAAATATACTTGATATAATTAAGAATGAGATTCCTAATATTGATTTTATGATTGCCGTGACTGTGTCATCATCCTGAATTGTATACGTAGAGGTGAAAATAATTAACAATAGTATCAATGATGCAAAAAAAGAAAAAACATAAAATTTCAGTGATATCCTATACAACATCATAAGCAAAGAAATTGCGAATACCACTGGGTATATTTTTATTGGCAAAAAAATAGAAACCATAGAAAGACCGATTAAATGAGAAATTATCCTCGATCTTGATGTGATAAATTGGCTTTTAAAATTAATCTCTTGCATTTTTATTCCGAATTATTCGCAACGTTTCTGTAATTTTGCATTACTTTGCTTTTCTTCATGCTCTGATTTTATTTTTGAATATATAAATGCCATTATTGAAACTATCTCAATGGCAGCTATTAAATTTGATGTAACGTCATCTTTCCCTGCAACAAAATACACAATAACATGAGAAGAAATAAATAAAAATAAAATATTAATTACTATCTTCATTACGTAGTCCTGTGATGGTGTGCATTTTCATTTCTACAATTTTACCATATGGGTAATTTTCTCGCCATGTTTATAGATTGCATCATTCCATATGTGGTTTATTGTGTATGATGAACTCACCAACTAAGGGGGTTCGTTATGCACAGTAAACGGTGGTCACTATGTCAGCTCAGCTAACCAGTGAGTCTTTAAATCAGTGGCTTAGTATGGGTTCTCTGGCTGCGGTTATCGCAGGAGTCCCTCCAGAGGTGGCTCTTGGAGCTTTATCAGGCGCGGTAATATTTATTACCTCAGCCGTTGAGTATCCAATACGCCGCCGGGTTCTCCTGTCGATGCTCAGCTTTCTCTGTGGGCTTCTCTTCTACAAACCAACAGCATCAATCCTTATCGGCGTAGCCAGCCTGATCCCAACTATCACGCAGGATTCATTCGAGAAAGGGATCGTCTTCTCTGCTGGCGCGTTCGTGTCGGCAATCGTCGCAGTACGTATTGGTATCTGGCTCTATCACCGTTCCGACAATCCACGCGATTTAATCCCGGGGAGAAAAGACGATGACAACTCATGAGCTGCTTTTACTCATTGCCAATGCGGTTATCTGTTCTGCGATAGCAATCCGTGTTGGAACCTTCCGGCGTAATGGATCGCAACACCGCAGGTGGGGTGGGTGGATAGCCTACTTCCTTATCGTGGCATCAGCCAGCATCCCAGTACGTGCCGCATATGCAATCTGGTATCACACGCCAATGGCCGCTGATTTATCAGAGGTCATCATCAACGCTGTCATGCTTGCCGCTGTTCTGAAGACGCGCGGTAACGTCGTGCAGATGTTCAAAATATCGAGGTCTCAACATGGACATTAACCAGTTCCGGCGCGCAGCCGGTATCACTGAGCAACTGGCAGCACGCTGGTATCCACATATCACTGCAGCCATGAATGAATTTGGCATTACCAAGCCAGATGACCAGGCGATGTTTATCGCACAGGTCGGGCATGAGTCAGGAGGATTTACCCGGCTACAGGAAAACTTCAACTACAGCGTTAACGGGCTGTCCGGGTTTATCCGTGCCGGGCGAATCACTCCAGACCAGGCCAACGCACTCGGCAGGAAAACATATGAGAAGTCTCTTCCTCTGGAGCGTCAGCGTGCAATTGCCAATCTGGTGTACAGCAAGCGCATGGGAAATAACGGACCGGGCGACGGATGGAATTATCGCGGTCGTGGACTTATTCAGATCACCGGCCTGAATAACTACCGCGACTGTGGCAACGGCCTGAAGGTGGATCTGGTTCAGAATCCTGAACTGCTGGCGCAGGACGAATACGCGGCCCGCAGCGCGGCGTGGTTCTTCGCAACCAAAGGCTGCATGAAGTACACCGGCGACCTGGTGCGCGTCACGCAGATCATAAATGGCGGGCAGAACGGTATCGACGACCGGCGCGCGCGGTACATAACTGCCAGTAAGGTGCTGGCGGTATGATCTGGGCATTCGTCAAAGCGTACTGGAAACAGTTGCTTATCGTGTTGATGCTTGCTGCTCTGGTCATCGTCGGGGTGGTTGCCTGGAATGTTCACGGCGATCGACAGTATGACGCCGGATATGCGCAGGCAAAAGCAGACCGTAAAGCCGAAGATGATAAAGCTCGTCAGCACGACGAAAAGGAGAAAGCTACCAATGAACGTGAAGCGCAGCGTGCACTCGACCGGGCGCGCAATGATGCTCTTGATGCTGCCGCTCGTGCTGGCAGGTTGCAGCAACAGCTCGTTGCCATCCGTGAGCAGCTCAGGCAGTATAACGCCATTGTCGGCGCTGGGTCGTCAGCCGCAGACACCGGAGTTTTGCTTGCCGACGTGCTCAGCAAATCTCTCGAGCGAAACCGACAACTGGCAGAGTACGCTGATCGGGCAGCCGAAGCCGGAAGAGTCTGTGAAAAGCAGTACGATTCGTTGACCCGGTGACATGGCATTTTTCATGGTACTGATTTCCGGTGACGGTATATAAAACGGTATGGTGAAAATCTGTTTTCATAAAGTTGTTACAATTCAATAAGTTATGTGTATTGTAAATAATTGAGTGGGAATAAGTCGATAACCCTTCCTGTGTTTTCATGAACAGGTAAAAGTGAATTTAACCCTCTGTTTTTGCAGAGGGTTTTTATTTATGTGCATAGATGCATTTTCTGTGTAGCGCACAGCTCCTGACGGCAAATTTGACGTAATCCTCGGAAAAGTAAACAGTACGAGATCGATGGAGTAAGCAGCAGGAGTTCGAGCGAATGCGGCAACGTTTTGTGCTGTCTCAGCTCACTCATAGTTTTCCTCGAATTGCATGCAGGAAAGCCAGACTACAATGTCCGTTGTGAGCGAGGAGAGGTCGTCCCATCCAGCGTAAGAACGTAAAAAAACCGCCGTGAGGCGGTTTAGTTGTTCAGTTAGGAAGTGACGCTTGCGAGTCGTGCTGCAAATCCAATGAAGAACATACCTACCAGCGTGTTTCCAATGGTTGATAATCTACGGTTGCCTTTCAGACGGCTTAGCAGATAAGAGCCGCAGAAAACGAGGAAGCCGAAATAAACGAGAGTAATCGCGAACATTACCGCAGCAAGAATGATAAACGCCATCCAGGAGTGTTCAGCCTGAACATTGATGAACTGGGCGAAAAAAGAGATATAGAACAGTAGCGTCTTTGGATTCAGTAGAGTAACCAGCATTCCGCGTCCGATGATCCCCTTAGCATTAGCTGAAGATTTCTTTTCCTCACTCGTTTCGATAGCTGGCTTAAAGATAGTGCGTATCGTCTGGACACCGAGATAGAAAAGATAGGCAGCACCTGCGTATTTGATGGCGTTAAACAAGGCAGGGGTTGAGCTTATGACCGCAGCCAGCCCACACCATGCCAGCAGAACCAGAAGTACGTCACTCATGAGAATGGAAAATATTGCAGCAAAGCCTCGTTTGATGCCGCTTGTAATGCTTGTTTTAATCACGAACATGGTCTCAGGGCCAGGAGCAAGGACTATCAGTGTCGCACCAAGCAGATACGTCCAGAAATTCACGATACCAAAATCAGCAAACAT